GTCTAGATACTTCTCTGGACTCTTTGCGAGTACATCGGTAAACGCTTTCTGAATGTTTGGTACTTGACCTTCCAAAGTCTGTACAAACATCTCTCTAGCTTCTGTTGTTAGTTTGTTCTCTGAGCCTTTAGGTCTACCACTAGCTTCTTTGTTTCCTTTTTTAAATGGCATTCTATGTTATTTTATGTTATTATAACTTAAAAACACAGATTTGTTATAAGCTATCTCGATCAAAAAAACCTCCATACAAGTGCATATTATGAGCGTGGTGGTAATATTCTCCAATCTTTATATTACACATCTCTGATACTAATTTCTGTAACATAGAGAAACAGTATTGATCATTGCAGAAACCAAACCAAACATCATTTGAGCGCATATAAACAGACATATTAAGTTTATCATTAACTACAGTAAACTGTATAGAATAAGTGCAAGGAGTGTCATTATTGTATTTTGATATTTCTTTAGCGTCATATATCGATATTGTAGCTTGACGAGTAGTATTATTTTCTTTTAGCTTTTCTACTATTTTTTCTAATTGGTTTTCTCTTTTCCATTGGTAACCATAGTTAGAGTTAACATTACCATTTTTGTCAGCCATACGTTTCCATATCTCAGGTATTTTACCGTATATCTCTCCTAGCTTATAGATACTAGGATCTCCAGATAGATACCATTCCCACTCTGCCTTAGCGTAGTCAATAGGCCACTTTCTCCATTTAGTATTTATCTCATTGTCTAAAGGATCCTCTATTATAAAGCCTTCTTCAAATAGTGCTCTAGTGTTATTGAAAGGTTGTCCTTTTTTGTTTACTCTTTTATAAGTATGTTCAAATGCTTCCTGTGCGTTTTTATATCTTTTCATATACAAATATATTAAATTAAATCTTTAAAGTCTCTTAAGTCATTCCAATCTCTTCTAGAGTCAACTTCTTCAGGTTTTATTTTAGACTCTTCAGCTTTACCTGCAACACTAAAAAACCAATCTCCTTCTTTACCGTGTCGATTTAAGTAATCCCAACCTTTAGAATCATAGCAGGGTTCGCAGTTAAATCCATCAGGAACCAGATCGGACTTAGCATTAAATGGTTTGTGATAACTAAAAAACTTAGCTTTTCCTAATTCTCCTTGTTGTATGTTTCTACTTACTGCTATATTAAAAAACTCTGTACTTGGCAAAGCTATCTGTAATGCTCTAGATAAAACACCTGTTGAGATAACACACCACATTCTTTTAGGTTTATCTTTATCTTTAAAGTGATCATAAATACTTCTAACAGCCATAGCTGTAACAAGTTCATGTTTTAATCCTAAAGGTATAAAAAATGCACCTTGTTTTTTAGCATATTTCTTAGCTATAGAGTTAGCATTATTCATAGCTGCTACTCTAATGAATTTAGCTTTAGCTCCGTATTGAATACACAACCTCTGGTGATTAGATGAGACTTTAGAAGAAGGCATAATTAAAGTCAGTTTTTTATTATACATTTTACAAAGGTATGATAAGCTTATTCCAGCAAATCCATTTCTAGGCTGTACGTAAACTATTTCATCTTCTTCTATCTTAGTCATCAACAGTTCGCCAGCACGCGCTTTAAAACCTACAGGATTGCTAGTAGACTCATCTATTACATTAAACCCATCTACTTGTTTTATATCAAAATCTTTAAAAGAACTTTTAAATCCTTTAGTTAGATTTAAGTAATAATTAAGATCTTTGCCATTATCTAGGTCTTTATTCTCTGTATTTTCTTGTCTATTTACAAACATTGTTTTTATAAATTACGTTATTATTCATTTTAATATGGTCAGGTGATTGAAAATTTTGTATATATCTAATGAAATCACAAGCTACGTCTTCCATATCATAAGGTTTAGAGTGATCATTAGTAATAGAACAAAGGTATCTTAAAGCTTCATTGTCTTTCATATTAGGCAATATCATTTTTAAGCATTTTTTAGCATTGCTTCCTACATAAACATCAGAATCTCTATCAACTTTGTTTGGAAAGTACTCAGCCATGTCCATAGCAAATGCAGTTAAAACAAATTTTTGTCTTTTAAATCCATTTTTAACTAGCCATTCATTACCAAAATCTACTACATCTTTTATTCCTTTTTTGTTTCCTGTACTGATATATTTTATTAATTCATCCATTAAAATATTAGAATTGTTTTTAATAAATTTATTAAGTCCACCTTTAATCATAGGTAACATGTAACCTTTTACATCACAAAAACCACTATCTGGCATGCAATATATCCAATCCTCACACCAAGTGAAACCTTTATGTAACTCATCTACAATCCAAAAGTTACCAAAACCATGAGTACCTAATGGGCTTTCTCCATCTTTTTTAGGTTTGTAATTTATACCAGAACCACATAATCTAAACAAATAACATAACTTCATAAAATTAACATGTGTCAATCTGTCTTCTTGAGCATAAAAATATTTAGCATTCCCTTTATAATCGTAACCTTTTACTGCTTCAAGAAAGCTACTAAAAGCAGCATATTTTCTATTAACAACATCATAGATAGGAATATTCCAACATAAGTCATCGTTTACATCTTGCTCTGTGTGATTAAATCCTTGGAATTTACACTCCTGCATTAGCTTTGCTTTTCTGTAATAATCTAAAAATTGATCTATCATAATTAAAATAATTTATTTTGTGTATTACTAAACATATAAGATGATGGTCTTAAATGTACTGATTGTCTTGCCTCCATAAAATCAAAAGAAAGAGGTTTTGTATAATCAAAATTCCAACTTAACAACTCAAAATTATTTTTGTTACACATTTCTTCTAATAAGTAGTTAAAATGATTTACAGCTTTTAACCTGTCTTCTCTATTCCCGTAAAAGTTATTACCGTCTAATTTACCAGTATTTGGTATTTTTCTTGATTCATCCTCAATAGGAATTAATTTTACACAAGTTACTTTTTTTAAGTTTAATTCGTTTAATTGTATTTCTAACCTGTTTATTAACTCTTCACATAGATCTCTGTAATCGCCAACTCTATTTGGATTAAACATGTGGAATCTAATATCTATGTTTCCAGCATAGAAAATAAGTTCCTCTATAGAAGAAGGAACGTAAGTGTTGATTCCTTTGTTTAAAAATCCTCTCAATGTTTTTCCATCATTTCTAGAAATAGTATATCCTTTTTTATGAACTGAAATAGAATGACTATCTCCTAAAACCAACTTATTAGATAGTGTAATTAGATCTATTTGTTTTGGTATTTTAAAAGAATAATTATAATCTTTTAATTCTTTTCTTTTTTCCATCGGAATATTATAATCTAAAATACCTGACAAAGATCTTACTGATCCATTATACTCGTGTAGTTTTCTTAGTCTATCTATTTGCTTTTGCTGTACACCTCCAAAAAAATTAAAAGAACCTTTAAAATTTACACCCTCGGTTAATAGTATTTGATCATACTTATTCCAGTCATCTTTTTCAGTTATAATGTCAACGTCATTTTTGATATAATATTCAACTATACTTTTCAATGTCTTTGTCCAACCTGCATTGTGACTAAAACTTGACATAGGAGGATTGCCTATGACTCCGCATATTGCTATTTTTTTCATAATCTATAATTGTTTTATTTGTTTATTTATTACAGTAGTTATTTAAAGAAGCTATGTAAGCTACAGCATCTAGCAAATTGTCTTCTTTATAGTTGTAACTATGTCTAGATAATTTAAGAGCTACCATACAAGCGTATACATCTTTAGCATTGAAATCTTTACCTGACATGCCACTAGCTATTTTAGCTGCTCTATCCATACCTTCCTCAAAAGGACCGTACATTCTTTCTTTCTCTTCGGATCTTTCATTTATTATTTTATCCGCTTCTTTAAGTATATTCATTCTATTTGTTTTCTTTTTCAAAAGTTCCATTTATCATTTTTCCTTTTCTATGTGATATTTCATTGTAAGCAGATTCTATGCAGTCTTCTATTTTTAAACCTGCAAGCTCAGCTAAGTTAGTCAAAACAACAACTACATCACCAATACCATCAATTATTTCTTCTTTATCTTGTTTCAATATAGCTTTAGCTATCTCTCCTGTCTCTTCTTGTAGTTTTATGAACTGAGTTTTAACATCTCCTTTGTCATAAATACCTCTTTTTTTAGCCCAAGAACGTATTAGATCAAAAATACTTTCATCTGTAACTCCAAAATTAAAAGTATCAAATGCTTTAATTAACTGTTTGTTAAATATAAAACAACTATTGTTAACTTTAAAAGACTTTTTACAATTAGAAACTATCCAATGACGTAGTTCTATTGATTCTAAAGTTATAATTCTGCCGTTAACTTCAAGCTTTAATCCTTTTAATTTATCGACGTTAATTGATTCTTTTTTAAACGGAAATGTAACCGTTTGATCTGAAATAAAAATTTTCATAATTGTTAAGTTTTAATATTTATAAACAAATATACTATTTTTTTTTAAATAAAAAAAGCCCACTTATAAAATGAGCTTTAAAATAATAAAAAAAATATATACTAGTAAGTATTGTAAATGTCCCTCAAGTCCTTTACACGTTGTTTAACGCAGCTTGAACAGCTTGTAACCTCTACGCCTTTCTTCTGAAATACTCTAGCGTATATTGTCGAAGTTCATAGTTTTGAGATTGGCTTACCATTCCGTTTGAATTTGTAAAGAAACCATGCAGAAAAGTGTACTCTGATTCTGTAAGGCAAAGCGGTTGTTTTCTGAACCTCATCTTATTGAGTTTCTCTTTTCGCTCATCGCATCCGCAATCTTCCCCAGCTAAAAACTTTACAGCCTTTTTAATACCAGTTACTTCTGTGATTGCTTCTACTACATCTCCTAGTCCAGTTGGTGCATTCTCTGCGTGTTTCGCTTCTAGTTCTTCTTGAGTCTTAATAGGTTTCTTTCTAGCAGCTTTCGCTTGTTCTACTGTTAACCCTTGCTCAATCTCTTCTGGTGTTCTTCTAAATCTTTTATTTGCCATCTTTGTTCTTTTTTATTCCTTGTAAAGTTATCTCATTTGCTATTACCATGTTCAGTATATCTCGCATTGCTACAAAGTTAGGGCTTTCGCTCTTCATCTCTTCAAGTAGCATTACTGTATAAATGTCTTTCTGATTGCTTAAAAATGCTTTTATCTCTTTCATTGTGTTCGTGATTATAGTTTAT